AGTCACCCAGAAACACCAGCCGTGCGCCGCGCGGTATGCGCGCCAACAGGGCCTCAAGCTCTGTCAGCCGACCGTGAATGTCGGTCATCACATAGGTCTTGTCAGGCACCGCCCAGCGCCTTTTCCAGCACGTCAAGCTCATCAATAGACAGGTGGTCAATCGTCAGTGTGTGGCTCACCTGCACCGTGCCAGTGGTGGCCATCTCCACCTTCTCGCCATAAGCCTTGCTGTTCCACTTGCCGATCAGCCGGATGCGCGTGTCGATCATAAACCGCTTGTGCTGCGGGTCGATCTTTTTATCGTCAGCAATTTCAATACACTCGTCGGCCAGAGCGTGGGTTCCCTCGGCTTTCGCGCGCGCGGTAAGGTCGCTAAATTCTGGATGCGCGCGCTGCCATTTCAACACGGTTGTGTAATGCGGCATGTGTTCGTCTTTGCAGATTTTCTTCATAGGTTCGCCATCTGACAAGCGTTCCGCGATCTCTGCCGCTATCGTTTCATTGTAACCACTTGGTCTGCCTGCGGGCATGATGGCACCCCTTTCATGGATAGGATGCCATCAACATAACACCGCCATCTCAAAAAGGATAGATGGGGGCCGAAACCCCCGATCTTAGAAGTTGTAGTCGTAGAACTTGCGCGGTTCGCGGGCAACACGGTGCCGACCGTAGGCCGACCAGAAGTAACCATCGGCGCGCTTGTGGGCTTTGATAGCGGGGTTGCTTTCGTTGGGCACGATGAACCAACGCTGGTCTTCCTGATTAGCGCAGTGGGCGGTAAAGCCACCTGCAACGAAGTCGGGCACCCAAGCCGGATCGCGTTGCACGTCCATCTCGCGGATGGTGATCTGCTTGCCAGACTTGCTGACCGACAGGATTTCGAAGGGTTGGACATCGCTGTAGCCGATCAGGTTCGCGTAGCCAGTGGGGAGTGTGCAGGTCATTTTAATCTCCATGTGGTTGGGGTGGGGTGGGGGCCGTAGCCCCCGTTTCTAGATTAGTCGCTGGCCCAATCAGCATAACGCTCAAGAATTGTTTCTAGGCGGTCGTCAATCTCAGCCTTCAGGCGGTCAAGCATCTCAACGGTGTATTCGCACAGGTCGCCGTAAGGCCCAGCTTCCGCAGCGTATTCGTCATGCTGCTCCAGCAAACCATAAATTTTTTCTACAGAGATCGGATTAACTTTCGCCTTCCAAAAATCCAGAACTTTCCATTCATAGGCGGTCAGCTTGATGAGTTCGATAGCCATTTGGTGTCTCCGTGGTTGGTTTCGTTTTCCTGAAACCAGATATACATCGTACGCAACACACCGTCAACAACTATTTTGTATTTTTTTTCACAAAAAAACCCCCACCGTTTCCGGCAGGGGCAAGGTGGGCGTTAAAGCCTAAGCAGAGAGCGCAGCCACCATAACATCAAAACGGGATTTCGCAATCCTTGTACCATGTGCCCGCCCAGTTGATCGGGGCGCTGGGCTGGGCTGCCACCTCCAGCAGCCCGATCCACTGCATGAACGAGGCCAGATCGGCGGGGATCACACCTCCTCCCCTTCCATGTGTTCACCATCACAATCACCACACATCAGGTTGGCCCCAGCCTTGGCCCAAGCCTTGAAACCGCAGGAAGGGCATGTGTGCTTGACCTTAGACAGGTCTTTCTTTTTCTCGGCCTTGTCGCGGGGCTGCGTGAAATAGGGGATGTCGAACGGCATGAGATCAGCCAAAGCGGTATCAAACGGCCCACCCTCGTCGATCATATGCGTGACCTTGCGGCCCGTCATCTTGCCTGTACCATCGGTCGGGGTCAGGCCCACGCGCAGCATCATGTTGGCCCACTCCATGTTGTGGTGGCCGCCCTTAGACGGGGTGCCGTATTCCTGCTGTTCGAGGTGCGCCATCTCATGCACCAGTGTGCCCAGCACAGCGCGGATGTCGCGGTCCATGGTGTTCGGGTTCAGGGCGATCTCGTGGGTCGCATCGCCATCTGCGCGGTGTTTGAACTGCTCGGCGTGGAAGTAGCCATTGGCACCAGTGCGGCGGGTCAGGGTGAACATCACGGGGGGCAGGCGCTGATCGAACAGGGCCTTGTTGAAAAAGTTGAAGGCGTGATCAAGCCCGTTGTACGTCTCGGCGGTGGGGGTCTGGTAGTTGGTCATTGTCGTCTCCATTGCGGTTGGGGGTTAGTCTTCAAGGCTCTCGTAACGGTACTCGGCTTCAGCAACATCATATTCAGCAAGGGCTTCGTCCCAGCCCTCGCTCTGCCAGTGTTCGTAGGCAGCTTCGGTTTCCTCTTCGGTCGGCTCGTCGCCGTCTTGGTCCCACTCAATGTCGCCATAATCGCGCTCGGCGTAGAAGCCGTGGTCGCCGTAGGTGAAGTGGAAGCAGCGGTGCAGGTTGTTCATGGTAGTCTCCGTGGTTGGTGTGTCGATGACCCTGTTTACATCGTACGCAACACAGGGTCAACAACTATTTTTAGTCCATCACGCTTTCGATGAAGGCTTGCGCTGCTTGGGCAACGATTGCATTGCCGTAACCGCGCAATCGTCCCACTCTGGCGGCAGACCCATGAGCCAACGGGGATGTGCCGGGTTCAACTGGCCGCCACTTTCCATCGCGGCAGAAGAGCCAATCAGCATCTCGCCAGTGGCCGTTAGTCGGGCCGGGCCGTGTGGAACCTCCATCACTGCCATTTGCGCCAGAGACAGACCAAATCCGTTCCCGTTGCCGTTCCTCGCCTTGCTCTCCTCGCGCCTCTTCCTCGTTAACTCCACATCCGCAATCTCGAAAGCTTGTGCGCTTGGTGTTGGCCAGCCCGTCAATGCCAGTTTCGTTGTCTCTGACAGCCCCATCGTGACCTTGCTGCCATCTGGCATCTTGCCCGTCATGCTCACGCCCGTCCTCGGACCCTTGCCCCCATTCCCATCCGATGCCGCTGGTGTCGGCCATGCTGCCAACTGCGCCATTAGCGGAACGTCTTTCTGACCGCCCCTCTCGTATTCCCTCTGCGCCCCCTCCGACGAACGATTTCCCTTCGTCCCATCCGTTGCCTTTGGTGTCGGCCAGCCCACCGCTGCCGCTACCCCGCGAAGGTTGTGCTTGGACCATTCCCGTTCCTCGCTCTCTGGCGTTGATGGCCCCCAGTTGTCCGCCACTTGCGGTGTCGGCCATCCCGCCAATTGCGCTGCCACGTCCACCGTGTCCAAGCTGATCTTCCCGTCCCTGATCCGACCGCCCTGATACCCGCCCTTGTGATCCCGCGTTGTCGGTGTTGGCCACGCTGCCATTGCCTGTGTCGTGTCCGCCAGGTTCTGCCCCGTGCCGCGTGTCTTCAGCCGTTCCCAAGAGTATTCCTGCGGGTTCTCCACTCGGCTCATGTTGTCGTCCGCCACTTGTGGTGTTGGCCATGTTGCCAAACTTGCTGCCCAACCCATCTTGTTCGGAGTTGTCCTGCCATCCCCGCTGCAAGTGAAGTTCACATCGTTCGATCCCGGCATTGTTTGTGGTGTTGGCCAGCCTGACATCTGAGTTGCCATGTTCATGTCCAAGCCGTGGCCGTTCTTCGTCTCGCCGTTCAGCCAATCCTCCTGCGCCTTCTCGCTGTAACTGCGCGTATCCTCCGTCATTGGTGTCGGCCAACCTTTTTCCAACCCACCAGAGGCGCTGGCGGATATGCGGCGCGCCGATGCCCGCAGCGCAGAGATCGACCGCCCCGCTGAAGTAGCCCGTTGCTTCCAGGTCAGCGTGTACAAGGTCGAGCCAACCGAGGCCGTCTTTGCTTGCAACTTGCTCACCAAGGACGATTGGAGGGCGGCACTGGCTGATGAGGTGGTGGAAAGCTGGCCACAGGTGCCGCTCATCATCAAACCCTGATCCTTTGCCTGCCGCGCTGAAAGGCTGACACGGACATGATCCTGTCCATACAGGACGATCATCGGCCCATCCGGCGCGGCGGAGGGCGTAGGACCAGACCCCGATCCCAGCGAAGAAGTGGCACTGAGTAAATCCAGCAAGCTCAGTTGGTATAACATCTTCAATGCTCCTATCGTCAACCACACCATCAGCGATGTGACCTTGTTTGATCAATTCCCGCAGCCAGGCGGCGGCCTTTGGGTCGAACTCGTTGTAGTATGCGGTCATTGCCCCTCGACCTCCAGCATAGCATCGGCCATGGCCCAAGCTTGGTGCGCGATGTTGTACATGTCGTTGCCGCGCGCTTCGATCAGCGCCTGCATGGCCAGCCCAGCCAGCCAGAGGCGGTCAGCAGCGCGATCTGCCCCATTGGCAGGGGTTGGGCTAGGCGGTGCCACATTGACGCTGTAGATGCCCTCTGGCGCGCCTGCTTCGATAGTGTCGTTCATTTGCTTGTGATCCTCACCTTTTTGAAGTCCGCCTTAAGCTCCCGCCGCAGATCGGCCATATTTTCGCCTTCGTAGACCCCACACGGCAGTTCCACCGTGTAGCGGTCGCTGGTCTGGTAAAAGCGCACGGGGAAACGTTGCCCCGTGGCCTCGAACAGCACCCATGATTTTTCTTTCATTCCATCCCTCCATGGTTGGTGGTGGCACCATACCATTCCCGCCGCAGGACGCAACAATAAAAATGTTTTGCAAAACACAAAATAGTTGTTGCAACGTACGATGCACTATGCCAAAACACTTGTACGGAAACAAACCAACCACAGGAGACTACCATGTCGATCAACTTCAACGTCACCCTCGCCGACCGCTTCGCCGCTGCTAAGGCT